CAACCCCCTATGTAATGAAATGAACATCTATATAGGGAATTAAATATTCCCAATGGAACAACCCAGAAGGACGGACTCCAATGAGTGACATAGAAATTACTGACGCCACAGATGACCAGGTTACCCCCGTTGAGGGACAGGTTTCCGAAGCAGTTGATGCTGAAGTAGAAACTCCAGAAGTAGAACAAGAACTCTTTGATTACACAGAGGTAGGCGACAAGTTCGTCAAACTCCAAGTGGATGGCGAAGAAGTTTTAGTTCCAGTTAAGGAGGCTCTTGCTGGATACCAGCGTCAAGCGGATTATACCCGTAAGACACAGGAACTCAGCGAACAGAGAAAGAGCATTGAATACGCTGCTGCGTTACAGGAAGCCCTGCAAAACGACCCAGCGAACACATTGCGCTTACTTCAAGAACAGTACGGAATAGTCGCAGAACCTGAAGAGGATTTGTGGATAGACCCAACTGAGAAGTCGTTGAAGGAAATGGAAAAGCGTTTAGCGTCTTTTGAACAACAAAGGGCAATGGACGAACTAACCAAGACCATTGACACTCTGCAGAGCAAGTATGGTGACGATTTCAATGCAGATGAAGTTGTAGCCAAAGCCCTCGCTACGGGAGCCACCGATTTAGAAGCAATCTTCAAACAGGTTGCCTTTGACAAGGTGTATTCCAAAGCATCTGAAGCCAACAAAAAGTTGGCCAAGGAGCAAGAGAGGCTGGAAGCGAAGCGTGGCGCAGGAATTGTGTCAAGCGCATCTACATCTAAAGGGACAACGGCACCACCATCTGCTCCACCAAAAACCGTATTCGAGGCTTTTGAGCAGGCAAAACGCCAACTCGGAAGTTAAAACCCAAACCCAAACCAGGAGAAAATCATGGCCGGCAATCCGGACTTTAATGCAATTCTGTCAACCACGTTGCAGAACTATCAGCCAACGCTGGTAGACAACATCTTCAAGGACCTAGTCCTTCTGAACCACATGAACTCAAAAGGTCGAGTTCAGATGGAAGAAGGCGGCACCTCGATTGTTGAACCACTCATGTACGCAGTCAACGGCACTGCCAGCTCGTACAGTGGTTACGACGCAATTGACCTCACCCCACAAGACGGCATCTCGGCTGCTAACTACCAATGGAAGCAGATGGCTGCCTCTATTGCTATCAGCGGTATTGAAGAAGCACAGAACCGTGGAACCGAAGCAATCATCAAGTTGCTCAACGCAAAAATCATGCAAGCGGAAATGTCGGTTAAGTCTGACCTCAACGGCATGCTTTACAGCGATGGCACTGGCAACGGAAACAAAGACTTTAACGGTCTTGGCAATATCGTTGCTACCGTCAACAACACTGTTGGTGGTATTGATTCAACAACAAACACTTGGTGGAACCCATACCAGGACGTTTCGGCATCAACCTTGTCACTTGCTGACATGGGCAAGGTGTACAACAACGCTTCCAAGGGCAATGACGTTCCAGACATCATCGTGACCAACGAAGACTTGTTCTCAAAGTACGAGTCACTGTTGACCCAAAACGTTCGTTATCAGGACGTTGCAAAGGCAAACGCAGGCTTCCAGAACTTGATGTTCAAGCAGACGCCAGTTGTGTTTGACCTTGCCTTGGCAGCAGACACCTCCGCAGCACCGATGTACTTCCTCAATACGAAGTACCTCAAACTCGTTGGTATGAATGGTCACTGGTTCAACACCACCGACTTCCAGAGTGGCACCGTTGCAGGCATTGACGCCCGCTACGCGCTGGTCTTGGCATTTGGTGAATTGACCTGTTCAAACCGTTCACGTCAAGGTTATTTGACCGCAAACGCATAATCAGCCTCGGCTGGTTCATTGATGTAGTCAGTGTCGGTGTCTGTCTTCCTTCGGACAGTCCACCGGCGCTGGCTATTTCCATTTACGGGTTAGGTAATGAAATGGACATATAGTAGGGAATCAATCCGATTTCCGCCCAAACATGGTTTGGTAATCTGGCGAAAGCCAAGGAGTAATGACAATCATGGCAACTAATAACAGGTTCGCAGTAGAGCGCACCAATGCGCTTAAAAGCGATGTAACCCTCGGCGTTTCGTACGCCGCACTTGACGCTGATGACTTCGGCTGGTATGGAATCGCAGGTCAAACCTACGAATTTTCAGCCCGAGTTGTTTACTCAGCAGTAGCAGCAACCGACGGTGCAGCATTTTCAATCAAGGCACCAGCAACCCCAACACAAGTTGCATTCATTTCTGAGTACAACACAGATGCAACCACGGTCGTTCGTACGGCTTGTGTCGCAGTTGACACTCCAGACCACGGTTCTGCCTCGGTAATCAGTACCACTGGCTTGAACCAAGCATTTGTTTATGGAACCATCACTCCATCGGCAGACGGCTTTATCTCAGTCAGTGGTATCGCAGAAAACGCATCCACAATCGTTGCCAAAGCAACTGCTTCGGTATTGTCGTGGAAGCGTACTGACTTCCCAGACGCACCGTAATTAAACTCGTTAATTGTGTTGCCAGTTGAAGGGCTGGCGGCACATTTAACAATGTTCCAACGAAGGAGAAATATGAACAGAGAACCAGTTATTTCAAATCAGACACCAGCAGGTGCTGAGCGTTACGGCAATACTCCGGGTATTGAGGCATCAGGTATTTCATCTGTTTATGCGATACCAGGGACAGAGCCATCAATGCCCAGCGGTGTTCCGTGGGGGCACAACATAAGTGTGCATTGCGCATTTCACTACCCAGAAGGTCACGAGTGCAGAGCACCAAAAGTTAGAGGCGATGAGTTTTGTGTAGGTCACAAAAAACAGAGAATCAACAATGAGAAAAAAGCAAAAGCATTAGAGGAATCAGTCCAGGAATAGGAAGTTAAATGCCAGCACCAGCAAGTACGCTAACGACGGGTCTTAACTCCTATTACCTAATTCAACTAATTGAAAGTCTTTCTCAATTACAAATTGGTTACGACGAGAACACTGATGACATCAACCAAGACTTGGTGCTTCAGTTCATCAAAGAGGGTTACCAAAGAATTGTTTCTCTTGACGGTCGTTTCCCATGGTTTCAGGCTTCATATCAGACTGCAACCATAGAGGACCAGCGCGACTATCTTACAAACTTTGTTTTAACTCAAACATATTCGCCATATATAACAACACCAGTAGCCAACTTAACCACACAAGTTATTAAAGAAATTATTAACGTTGTTTCGGTTCAAGGAGAAGATGACACTGCTGGAATGGGCGTAGAACTTGTCTATCTTGACAACTTCAAAGCGCAACAAATTTGGAACGGCACGAACGACCAGGCAGGAATTCCTGCTTATTGGACTCTTTGGAACAACGGACTTAGGTTGTACCCAAAACCAGATGGCGTATACACAATTGACATTTTGGGTTATCGCCAGCCAAGCATGGCGTGGCTAACAGACTCAAACAACTCTGAAAGCACTGAATATGTAGACCTTGATTCAGAGTTCCATATGATTCTTGTCAACTTCACCCTTGCTCGAATATTCCAATTCCAAGAAGACCCTGAGATGGCAAATGTTTACATGCAGCATTACAACGCTGGTGTAACGATTGCTAGGGCTGGTTTAACTGCACCAAACAATAATCAACCATTGATTATGAGTGGTGGATTACAACTCAACGGCTCACAAAATACTGCTTATGGATATTCGTACGGTCCTGGAATCATGGTTCAACCTGGTTCAACTGTTCCACTAGGAAGAATGTTTTAATAAATGGCTCAGATTGATTTCAAGCAGGTCTTTGATTTTACTGGTGGGTTAAATTTCCGAGCCGACCAATTTCAATTGAAAGAAAATGAATCGCCGTCAATGCTCAATGTTGAGATTGACCCTCGCGGTGGTGTTTTCAGCCGTGCTGGTTATGTTAAAAAGCACGCAACAGCAGTAACTACTTCTCCGGCTGTATGGAATCCAAAAGGTTTATTCAACTACAAGTACGCTAGTGCGCCATTGATAATGCTTACAACTGGCTACGTGACAAGCAGTTCAACAAACGGAAGAATTTATTATTCCAGCGGTTCAAACTTTACTGCATTAAATACCGCAGTATCCACGCCAATGGCGGTCAAGTCAACAAATGGCGCTTCAATGACGCAATGGGAAGATGAGATGTATCTTGCGATTGGTCAATCTGCGACCAATATGTACAAGTGGACATCTGGTAATACATACGCAACATCCTTGACTGCTTCTGGTCCGACATGGCAACCATACGAAATACCTGTTGGTGGCTACATGCCAAGAGCAGAAATCGCTTTGTCACATGCAAACAAGTTGTTCGTTGCAAACACCTACGAAGATGGGGTTTCATATCCCAACAGATTGCGCTGGTCGCACGAGAACAGCCCAGAGAACTGGTACCAACAAGATTACATTGACATCATTGCTGGCGGTAATGGAATTCGTGGAATACAGGTAGTAGACGGTCAATTGCTTATTTTTAAGTCAAAAGCAATTTACCTACTCATGGGCTACGACGCTGATTCTTTTCAGTTAGTTGAACTAACAACTAAACTTGGTATTGATTACCCACAACAGGCAGTTGCTGGTAGTGGTGGAGTTTACTTTTTTGACTATCCAAACGGATTGTATTTTTATGACCGTAATGGAATACAAGACTTATTTGAACGACTACGACCAATTATTATCAACAATGAAGTCAATTCTTCGCATACAGACCAAATAACACTTTCATTTGTTCGTGAACGGTTGTGGATGTCAATGCCATATTCGCCATCGTCAATATCAAGTAGCCCTGATTATCCAAGTGTCAACTTTATATTTGACCCCACAATTGGACCTCGTGGCGCTTATAGCGAATTCCAAACAGCGCAATGGTTTGACCCATTGGTTCAGTCTCAGGACGAAGAACTAATTGGTGGGTACGGTCTTGTGTGCGGGATTGATTGGCGAGACAGCAATGAT